GGTTCCGATAACCTGGAAGCGGTTGCCGCTACTGGATTTTACCAGTGCAATGCGGCCCATGCCAACCTCTCTGGTGATGAGGGTTGGCTGCGGTTCAAGTGGCGTGCTACTGCGGTAAACACCAACACGAACATGATTCTCTCCAACGGGAACACTGGCGAGTTCACGGTCCAGACTCGTGAGGACCCCGGCATCCGTGTCCTCTGTCCTACGTTTGCCGATGGGTCGACTGTGCTAAACACTACTGTCGATACTTGGTACATCATTCAGCTCCACTGGGTAGAGCCCGATGGCAGCAATCCGGGCACTATGACAATGGATGCGTACCTTGACTCAAACATGGCGCAGTTAGGTGCTCAAGTTGACTGTACCGGCGACGACAACACCAACTTCGACGTTGCTACTTGGCGCTTCTCGGGTGGCGCAGGCACTGCCCTGTACGACTGCATCGAAGTGTACGAAGACGACCCTGGTGTTCCCTCGGATAACTCCTGCAACATGCGCGAAGACTAGCATGTGGGTTCTGCTGCTATTGCTGCTGTTCCCATCGGTGGCGCTAGCCCAAGACGCCATCACGCTGGACCTTGGCGACCTCGCCATTGATGCCGACCGTGTTAGGAACGCTTCCAATAAGAGCCTGTGGTGGCCCCCGATTGACATACCAGACACTTCTGGCTGGGCAGTCTACAGCGTAGGGGACTACGAGACGGGCGGGTGTGACTTCACTAATGACGATGGAGACGACGACGAGCCGTGCGTGGACACTGCGCTTGCTGCGGCCCTGGCTGATGCCGGGTCGGCCATCCTTTACTTCCCCGCAGGCACCTACAACTTCATAAACGCCGCGACCTTGATGGTGGACGAGTCGAACTTTCTCATCCGGTGCGAGGACCCGGACACCACCACGCTCAAATTTCAGGCACTGCACGAAAGTACATGCTCGGTCTCGGGAGGTTCGTCGCAGTCGTTTATCTCCTTCTGTGGTGGAGCTACCAGCAATACTGTTGACTGGATCGCTGGCTACGAGGAGACAGCTACTGACATCACCGTCTCGGATGCTAGTGCCTACTCCATAGATGATTGGATGGTTGCCCGCATGAACGCCGGGGCTGGATGCTACGACAACCCTGGGAACAACGACTTCAACCACTACGCGCAGATCGATGCTATCAACGGAGATGTCATCACGATCGACCGTGGCCTACGGATGGACTACGACGATAACGGGTCTTGTGGGTCAGCCCACGTCGACAAGACCGTGTTCATCGAGAACGTGGGCATAGAGGACTGCCACATCACCCACACCCTACCAGGATGCACGGCTGGGAATGCGTGTGGTGTCTATGACTTTCACCCAGCTACTTCGTTCGAGCACGTAGCATATGGCTGGGCCACGGGGAATCTGTACGAGAAGTGGTCGAACGTAACGGTACGTCTCAGGCAATCATCCCGAACGGTGGTGCAGGGAAACCACTTCAAGGACATCAAGTACGTGCAGAACTCAATGAGTCAAGGTGTAGATCATCAACGGACCACGGACTCCCATGTCATCAACAACATCTTCGAGGCCAACCGAGTGTCAGCGGAGTGCCAAGCCGGTGCCGAAGGAATCGTTTTTGCCCACAACTATGTCGTGAGGAATTGGCCCCCAGTGGTTGGTGAACGATCAATGTTTCTCCACGGTAAATACTGCCGTGAGGTACTGATAGAGAACAATGACCTCGACATCTCTCCGCAGCCAGACAACCACTGGGGTCGTCAGGGACCCAGAAACACTTGGTACAGGAACAGGCAGCGGTCTACAATGGAAGGGGACTCGGTGAACTGTACTGGTGCTGGTGGGAACCATTGTCTGCCTGGGGTGTTTCTCAATCTAGAAGCGGATGGTGCCCTCGTGGCAGACCTGATGGCCTACATCGCCAACATCAATGAATGGATGATGAGTGGAACTCCGTTCAACGTCACAGTGCCATCACCGCTAATACAGGCAGCAGACATTGACAGAGCCCAGACCAACATGCACCTAGAGTACAATGTCTCGCCGAACTTCAACCTAGTAAACGCTGAGGTTACTACTGACTGTGGTGAGGGTACGGGAAGTTGCAACGACGATGGCGCAGACTACCGTGGTAAGAACTACCTCGGAGACGCTGCTCCTGGCGGGTGGTCGGGCGACACGATTCCTGATTCGCTCTATCTCTCCGAGGCCCCCAGTTGGTGGTGTCGGGAGGCGTGCAACTTCGATCAGACCGGTATTGGTGCCTTCGGGGACGACCTGAGTGACCCGAACAACTTCTGCAAACTCCCGGCGCAGATCCTGTACGAGTCGGGCACCTGCACAGCGATGGCTGCAGGGAGTGGAACACAGAGCCTATCCGGTGGCTCGATCAGTGGAGGGTCACTACATTGAACGGCTACTGGAAACACGTCCTGGTTGGGGTAGCGATCATTGTCTTCGGTGCTGTTGGCCTGGAGTTCCGGGGTGTGCCACGGGCTATCGCGGAGAACGGGGCTCACATTGACAAGCACTGCGAGAAGATCGAGGAGGCGAAGAAGACGGTAGAGGAGCACCAAGAACGTGACCGTAAAGACCGTGAGGCCGTGCTTGTACTGCAGACGGATATTGGCTGGATCCGCAAAGGACAAGAGCAGAACGCTGCTGCCCTGAAGCAGATCTTAACGGCAGTGAATGGGGACTAATATGAATCATCTCCTAATCAAAGAAGATGCCCTGATTGGTGCTAGGCACTTTGATGATGTAATGATACCTATATGGATAGCTATTCTTGAGCTGAGCCCTATGATGGTGGGAGGGGAAGTTGTTGTAACGTGTGGATCTGATGCACATACTACAGGGCTACATCCTGTGTATAGGGCATTAGATGTTAGGATAAGTAACGTCCTTGCGGAGAATAACCTGGGTAGGAATATAGAGGCACATAATTGGGCTAGTCGCCTGGAGAGACGGTTGGGTAGACACTATGATGTGGTTGTGGAAGATGACCATATCCACATTGAGTATGATCTCAAGGGAGTATAAGTGGCTGCTCTACGAATAGGTAACACTCTGTCTCGTTGGACTATGAGTATGCTGATGGGACTTGACCAGTTTGGTCATGTTATATTTAGTCCACTCCTGTTCTATCGGGTGGCAAATGAGGATGAGACGATTAGTTCTAGATTAGGAAAGATTAAGGACGCCGGTAAGGGTATTATCCCGTGGAAGTATCCACTTGCTAGGATGATAGACTGGTGTTTGGATAAGATTGACCCAAATCACAGTGTTGATGCGATTGAATCTGATGAGGATTGATACGGTGTGTATAGGGAGGGTACATAGGAAAACCGTAAATGGATTCAGCCGTGTGCCTCCAACGGGCACGGTGCCTGTAGTTCAGCCGGGCGGCAGGACTTCATACGGCTGGATCCTCTAACGTTCAAAATTTGAACATGGCTAAACGAACCGAAATTAGTGATGAAGCCTACGTTATTGAGAATATGTTTAGAATAGCGGATAAAGAAGGTAATGACGTGGACTTCATTTTGAACGATGTACAGAGAGACCTTGATTTGAATCTTATAGGCAGGGATTTAGTGCCTAAGGCTCGACAGGAAGGGGTCTCTTCGTATGTGCTGGCTCGTTTTACGGCTAAATGTCTATACAGAAGGAACACTCGTGCGGTAGTTATATCACACGATCAGGAATCCACTCAGCGTATGTTGCGTAAGGTGAAGTATTTCCTGGAAGAGATCAAGGGCCCACCCCCTAAGATCAGTAATATGTCTGCCAATGAGATTGTGTTTACGAAGACAAATGCCATGTTCTACATTGGTACTGCAGGTTCTAGGAAGTTCGGTCGTGGTGATACGATTACTGATCTTCACTGTTCCGAGTACGCCTTCTGGCCTAAACCCCAAGACTTAATGCGAGGTCTAATGCAGGCTGTACCTAGGTCTGGGGAGATCATAATCGAGTCCACCGGGAATGGACTTAATGACTACTATCATAGATGTATGCGGTCGTATAGTGGCAATTCCCGGTGGGCGTCCCACTTCTATCCGTGGCACACTTTCCCTGAATACCAGGTAGATGCTAGTGAAGAGGAACAAGAGGACTTCTTAGCTGCTATCGACTCGTCATTGGAGGAGGACGCACTCCTCGAAGCGGGTATGCCTGTTGAAAGGTTAATGTGGCGGAGAGAGAAACTGGAGGAGATGGACTATGACCTTAGGGCATTCAAGACTGAGTATCCCCAAACGCTCGACGAATGTTTTCAGACCACTGGCGAATCTATCTTCCATAGAGTCAAGTATGAACCGACAGACAAGTGGAAGAAGGTGGACGCTAATATGTGGATGTTGGACGGGCATCCTAGTGTTTACTACACATATGCTATTGGCGGTGACGTGGCTGCGGGAGTTGGTAGGGACTACAGTGCCCTTGAAGTCATCTGCCTTGAGACAGGGGAGCAAGTTGGAGAATACGTCAACAATAGGATAGACCCTGAGCAATTCGGTAGAGTGGCTGATGAAATTGGTAGGATGTTCAATCCAGATATACCTCCCTTCATGGTCATTGAGCGGAATAATCATGGTATCTTAACGTTGGCAGTCCTTGATAAATTGTACCCTGGTAGGTCATTGTACAGTGAAGCTCCTAAGGGTGACACAGATGATAAGCAGTTAATGCACCTTGGGTATAGACAGGATGCTAAGAGTAAGCCACTTATCATTGGTAGGTTAAGGTCTGCTCTGGCACAGGGATTCATTGTACATAGTCCTTATTTGAACAGTGAACTGTCTACATTCATAGAGCACGAAAATGGCAAGATGGAAGCCCAGCAGAACTGTCATGACGATACAGTAATTGCGCTGGCCTGTGCAGTTAAAGGTCTCAACGAGGCATCCTTCATAAAGGCTAATGCACTGCGTAGAAGCATTGACAGATCGTATAAAGATCCATTCTCCTTTGATGGTATCCTTTCTGACTTAAACGTTCAGGCAGATGAAGGGTTCCCAATCAAGGGTCAATCATCGGAGTATATTCACTAATGCCTTTAGGATACATGAAGTCAGGTAAGCCTGACACTGGTTGGTGGGTGCCTCAGATTGTAGCAGGCCGGGAGTTTAGGAAGAAGTGGGCACACGAAGATAGATGGGACGACTGGAGGAGTTACTACAGGGGTAACTGGCGGTCTGGGGTACTTCCCATTAATCTATTCTTTTCATTTATGCGGTCTATGATCCCTCGGGTATATTTTAAGAATCCTGCTGTTTCTATCACACCCGCCATGCCTGGCTTCCTCGAAATGGCCTTCGCTCAAGTCACTGATCGTGTCACTAATAAGATGCTATCTCAGATGGAAGTCAAGAATGAAATTAAGATGATGGTGCAAGATGCCTGGCTCTTCGGAACCACTATTGGTAAGTTGGGCTTCGGTGGTCAGTTCGCTCCTACTCCAAATATGCGTGGTGGTAGTGATGCGCCAGTGAACAAGAGTGGTCACAGGGTTGAGTATGACCAGACTGTCAGAGGCAACATGCCCTGGTTCATGCGTGTACCTACTGGGCACTTCATAGTACCTGACGGTTCAATGCAGTATCGTGGTGTCAGATGGGTTGCTCATGATATGCAGAGGGCTAAGGAAGACGTTGAAGCCGATGAGCGGTTTATTAAGAGTGCAAGAGAGAATGTTCCTATAACCAAGGTTGAGGGGTCTGGTGATAATCTCAACCCTGTGGATATGGTTGACCTTACTGAGATTCACGACGCCAAAACTGGAGAAGTTATCCTACTGGCACCGTATGGAGATGACCATGCAGGTGGACAGGTACTATTTCATGACACTGATAGGTTCCTCATGGAGTCTGGTAGGTTTCCGTTCTTTGTAATTCAGTTCAATCCAGATGACGAAGTGTTCTGGGCAATCCCTGATGCTAAAATCCTCGAACCTCATCAGTTGGAGGCCAATGAAATTAGAACACAGATGATGAAGCATCGTAGGTTGGCAATAATCAAACTCCTTGTTAAGTCAGGCACTATCTCCGAGGAAGAGAAGGAGAAGATGCTCACTGAGGATGTGAGTACCATTATTGAAGTAGATGGTGTACCTGGACAGGTTATTGAAAAGATGCAGGTGGCTAACATTCCATCAGATCTAGCAATGATGGAACGGGAGTTGATGCAGGATGTCAGGGAGACACTGGGCTTTTCAAGAAACCAGATGGGTGAATTGCAGTCTAGAAGGGGTGACACGTCTGCAACTGAGGCAGCTATTGTGGATCAATCTGCTGAAATTAGGATTGATGAGCGGCGTGATTTGGTGGCTGAGATGATCGTTAAGATTGTCAAGACCATGAATCCCATCCTGTTTGATAGGTGGGATGGACAGCAGGTCGCTGAAGTGGTTGGTCCTGGTGGTGCTGAGGTGTGGGTTAAGTTTGATCCTTCTACGCTAGCAATGGGACACTACAACATTAGAGTGGATCCTGATTCCTCAAGGCCAAGGTCTAGACAGTCCAGGGAGCAGAAGGCCCTTGCTGTATATAATGTGTTGAAGATGAATCCGCTTGTAGATCCTGAAAAGCTTACTCGGTATTTGATGACTGAGATTGAAGGTGTACAGATGGACGACTTAATGCGGGCATTGCCTGCTCCGAGTGAGTCCAGTGTGGCTAACCCTATGTCGTTGGGTGGCCTTGCAGGCTTGTTACAAGATAGGGTTGGTGCTGCACAGAAGGGCAATGCCCCTCCGCAGATAAGAGGTTGATATGCCAATCTATGACTATTACTGCCCAAACTGTGATGTTGATTTCGAGGCCCTTGTGCCGATGGCAGATAGGCACAATGCAAGGTGTGATTGTGGTACATTGGCTGCACTACTCCTGAAGAACGGTCCAGCTCTGTCTTTATTTGAACCAGGTGAATGGAATGACATAGCAGATCATTCCATCCACTGTAATACACCCCAGGAGTTAAGGGATGCCTGTGACAAATATGGAGGAAGAAGTAGGTACCTTGAAGAGGGACTCTGGAACACACACGGAGGAGAGCTCAACAGACTTGAAGACCGTGGCTGTGATACGAGCGACCCTACGGGACAATGGGACAATAGAAGTAAAATTAAAGAACGGACACTTAATCCCTGATGGTATGATGGATCAACTCTTAGTAACTACACATACTGAAATACGAATGGCTAAGGCCAAATACCTACAGGAACACTTGGATTCGATTAGGAGGGAAAATGCCTGACAATGATGATAATAAGGATGGTCAGATTGGAGATGGCCAGGGAACTGGGGATGGTGACGGTAAGGGTGAACAGGTCAGTCTTGGACAGGTAGTCCAGGCTGTTAAGTGGATGGTTAGTAAGATGCAGCAAGTTGACTCTAGGTTTGATAAGTTGGATAAGCAGCAGACTGCTCCTACTGATAAGGGTACTGATGACGCAAAGCCACCAACTGCCCCTGAAGCACCAGACCTTGATGAGATGGATAGAGGACAGTTTGCTCAGTTCATCATTGAGTCGACTGCCAAGACGGTCAAAGAGAGTCTTATTGACCCTCTGCGAGCACAGTTCGGGGAATCTGAAAATCGGTCTGAACGTAGGCATATTGAAACTGACATTGACACCACTTCCTCAAAGTATAACGACTTTTGGGATTGGAAAGATGAAGTTTCTAAGACCTTGTCAGATCATCCAGATCTTTCAGTAGATGATGCTTACCACCTTGCTAGGGGTAAGAACCCTGATAAGCTCTCTGCAATCGAGGCCAAGGCTCAGGAGGCTAAGGATGTAGAGGACACAAAAGAAAGACAGGCTAAGGAGGAAGAGTTTGGAGGACTCTTGCCAACTTCTGGCTTGGCTTCTCGGAATGAGGGTATGGAGTCTGAGGACGCTGCTAATGCGGCTTATACAGAACTCATAGAAGGTACCCCAATGGAAAAGTTGTTACAACAACAGTAGACGGAGGAAGATGACCAATGGCACTCACGCTTTCGGAGTCCTTGGATAACCTGTACACGACTACATGGAGAAACATGAAGTCGAAGGTTACGGATAACATCTTCGACGCCACTCCCTTCTGGTTCTGGCTAAAGAAAAATGGAGGCCTTGATACGGCCTCTGGCGGTAGGTCCATTACGGAACCGCTGCGCTATGCTGGTTCTGAGAACGTTAAGTTCATTCAGAAGGGTGATACCGTGGATCTGGCAGAGACTGAGTTCCTGACTGTCGCTAATTACGATTGGCGATATCTGGTGGACTCAATTGTCAGGTTCGGTGTCGACGATCAGCAGAACAGAGGGAAGAATCAGATTATCAGTCTTATGCGAGCCAAGCTGGATAACAGCAGGGACTCACTGATTGATCGTCTTGAGACTTCTCTCATTGGTAATGCTGCGGCTGAGGCAAATATTGGGTTCCACGGACTTGAGGATATTGTTCCTGAAGATCCTACAGCGGAAGCTGCTACCCTGGGTGGTATTGACCCACGAGCAGTTCCCGATGGTTACCCTTGGTGGAGGAACCAGTATAAGAATATGACTGGTGTTTCTACAGCAGCACTGCTCCTTTATTGGATGCAGAATATGTTGATTCTCTGCCAGAATAATATTAGGATGGACCGTCCTAACCTGATCCTTTGTGGCCCTCAGGCGTATCAGTACTATGACACGCAGACGATCGCACAGAAGCAGATTGTCAATAAGGCCATGGGTGATGGTGGCTTCACGGCCCTGGAGTATCAAGGTATTCCGGTAGTCTGGCAGCCTAATATTGACACAGACAGGATGTATTGGTTGAACACTAATTTCCTGAAGTTCCGGTATGATCCGCAGATGTACTTTGACATGACTCGTTGGAAGGAAATTCCAAATCAGGTCAACGACAGAGCGGCTCAGATTGTGACTGCAGGTAACTTGGTTACCAATAGGCGTCGCTGTCATGGTATCATGTTCAACGTGGATACCGCGTAAGGAGGTAATGTAAAATGGCTACTTCTCTTAGTCCTGGAACAGGACTTCCGGCCTCCTGGATTGACAATGTAGATGATGTGACTGTTGCACAGAGGTACCCCCTCGGCCAGCATAGGATGGAGCACGGTAAGATCTATAAGTATGTGCAGTACATTGAGGGTACTGCTGCTGTAGATGGAGTTGCTGGGGAGGTTACGTACTATTATACCCTTGATGGGTATAAGTCGCACTTGGTGTCCTCTGACCTCAGCGATGGGCTTAGTAGGGCTGCTGGAGTCATGCAGGCAGTTATGAGTAATGAGGAGTATGGTTGGATCCAGATCAAGGGTGCAGCTACACTTTCAATTGCTCTTGACACCGCTACCGACGGGGCAGTTCTTACTCCCGTAGGTTGTTCAGATGGATCCTTGGACATTGTTGCAGCGGTTACTGAACAGATGGTTGGATTCGCTGGTGACGCTTCAGACAAGGAAATCTGTTGCGACTTTCCGTGGTAGCATAGGAAGCATCAATGGGCACCCTCACGCGAGAGGAAATGCGTGAAGAGGTGGCGCAGAATCTTGGAAATCGAGCTGACGTAACCCCCACTACCATTACAACAAGGGTGAATCGGTTCCTAGATTTAGCGCAACTTCGTATCGCAAGAGCTCATGAGTGGCGAGAACTTAGGTTTGATGACACTGATTCAGTGGTTCCCACAGGTACGCCTGCAGATGATAAGTTCTACGATCCAGCCATTACTAATCTCAGAGAGATCCATTCTCTTATAAGGAGGGTTGGCAGTAATACACCACATAAGTTGAAGAGGCTTCCTCCTGGTCAGTGGGTTAGGCTCATTGGGTTACCTGACTATAATTCCTCAGGGGATGCTGTATACTACACACGGTGGGAAAACAGGCTAGAGCTGTTTCCTGTACCTTCTGCAAACTATGTGTTGCATAGGAGGTATACAATATGGCCTGCTGATTTTGCTCTTGATTCATCTACATCTGATTTCTCAATGAAGGATGATATAATCATCACTGTTGCTACCATGATTGGGTTTCATCAGTTGGGTATGCGTGAGGATGGGGCGTTTTACTTTGGTATGTATAAGGATATGCTGAAGGATGCAGTTAGGCAGAATGATCTTGAGCCAGATCTACATATGATGAGTAGA